ACCTGTACCGCAGGTGGGTCGGGTACATCTTGCATAGGATCTACTAAAGTTACTATTACGATTGACTAGACTTTGGCTACTGGTTTTATTAGCATTACCTATAAGAACACTTGCTGTTCCTGTAGTACCTCAGTTCCGCTCTGGATCTTCTCAGACTTCAAGCACATCAGAACAGATAATTAATGAAACAATCACCAGCCATCAATACAGGACAGGCTACAGCTATTCAGCATCAGGACATAATATCGAATCTGAAACGGGATATATCAACCCTACTCCTACGACTACGAATGAACAAACAGTTGGGGGAGTAAACTTTCATTGGACTTCTCCAAACTTAGAAGCTATACCACGTTGGGGAATCGTAAACGATGGAGCAGCCTTCTCTCTACAAGAAACTCTAATTACTCCAGGGCTGGATACAGTCACAAATATAACTCGCCAAATAACTACAAGCACAACCACAGAAACTACAACTACATTTGGACAATAGCTCTAATCCTTTGCCCTGCAAGGGTTTTGGCTAATACAACAGTAGCATCTCCTCAATCACAAAGTACTGGAGTAGTTAATAATAATGCGACCATGATTACGCCATCAGCCATGCCATCTTACAGAATGAGTCAAGGTATAGTTTGTGCTTCGCCTAGCCTTACAATCACTCCTTATGTAACCGATAGCTGGTCTTTTGCACTTCCTAGAGAAACTGTGACTAGAACACCCATATATGACGAAGAAACAGGAGAGATTATATATTATTCAGAAATACCTAGATTTGAAAAAGAAAACTTTAATTTAAATTATGGTATCTCTGCACAAATAAACATTCCACTAGGTAAGTCACCAGCACTCTGCCATGAGGCAACAATGGTAAATATTGAGGCTCAAAAACTATTAATAAAGAAAACAAAAATGGAGATCAGCCTCTATCGTTTGGAGATGTGTGCAAAACAGGCAAAATTAGGAGCTACATATAAACCTGGAACACCAGAAGCAGCTACTTGCCAAAATATTAGTGTAAACATACCTCCAAACCAAGTTATACCGCACAAACATAAAATAGAGCAGTAGACAAGCTACAGGAAACTTGCCTACCTAGACACCCTATCTATTGCCTTTTCAAATAGGGTATATTTATTTTACTTTTCTTTTTTCTTTTTTGTAAACTTATTTATAACTTGTTTTACGAGTGGTTTTATAACATTAAGTAATAATGGAGTAGAGGCAGCGACAGTAGCAATAACAACTGTATTAACAACAGCACTAATACTTGGGATGTATTGATCGATAAACGGAACGTCTTCATAAATAACAATACATTCAATACCATCTTCTCCCCTCTTATAACTCTTAACTCTTTCTGTACGCAACTCTGATGTAAACTCCCCTACTCTTCTGTCATTTTTACCAGGACAATCTGGAATTACAATCTCCTCTTCTTTTTTTTCTGGTAATTTTGTATCTGGTGTTTTTGTTTCTGGTATAGGTAACTCTTCGTTATTAACAGGTGCTTGTTCTGTAATGACAAGATTCTCAGGTGTATAGTCAAGAGGGATAAAGCTAGGAAACGGAAAATCGCACGTTGTAAATACACCATTAGGATCTTCCAGCAATAAATTACGATTACCAGTATTTTTTATATCACGATGTTGATAAGTACAACCAGGCACATCAATATCTGGTGGTTTTGCAATATTTATAAAGTGTTTGCTGTATGGTTCTGGTATATCAGGCACATATATTTCTGGTATATGTATTTCTGGTATTTCCATCAAATAGGCAAAGACTTACCTGTAACAGATGGTATTTTTTTATCAATTTGATTAGGCAATATTTTTTGTACTTCTTGCATTACCTCATTCATAACTTTTGTTTTGAACTGTGGCGAAGAAAAGTATCTATATGCAAAGTATCCACCCCCAAGCATTGACGTTGACAATAAAAGTGAGAGTATAGAAGCAGCCTGAGTTATGCGATTTAGTAACATGAGAGAAGCCTTTACCCGTGCGTTAGTACCTGTAACTATTATAACTTTCTGCGGAATCTGTGCATTAGCTCCACTTTATGTAGGGTTATCAATAATTTCTACCAAGGTACACCAACAGCAGTAGTTGGTGTTAATACTTTATTTACATCAGCTTCAAGTTCTGTTTCTATTTCTGCAACTTGATCTCCTAATGCAGTTTTTACCCAACCTAAAACAGTTGCAGCATCTAATTTTGCAAATTCAACAAAATCACTTGGCAAAGAACTAGGCTTTGTAAAAATTACCTGTCCAGTTTTTCTTGATTTTTCTGCATCATTAGAAATGCCTTTTACTCTATAAATTACTTTGGTAACATAACCATCAGAAAGATCACGTTCCATTGTATTTATTTCCCAAGTTTTTGTAACTGCCATAATTTTTTTACTATGATTCTACTTTATCTTTACTATTAATCAATTTTTCTAATTTTTCAATACCACCTTGATCTTTTATTATCTGTCCTACAATTAAGTTTCTGTCTTGCTCTAGTTTATTAATTTTTTGTTGTGCTTCTTGCTTAATTTGTTCAATATCTTTGTCTAATACTTCTATTTTTTTTGTATTAAACTCAATAGATTCTTTTGTTTCTTTAATAAGTTCTTCAGGTGTCATAATAAAAATGCTTGTTAACTAAGTATATTAGGCTGTCTTTAATGCTGCAACTTCGGTTTCTAATACCTCAATTTTAGCCATAGCTTCCTGTAAGCATTTTATTGCTTTCATGTAAAGAACAGAATATTTTAATGATTTAAAACCTTCTTCGGGATCTGTTTCAATTAAACCAGCAGATATAGTTTCAACCTCTTGTGCGATACAACCAATCTGTAAAGCTCCTGTAGGATTATTTTTAAATCTATATTTTCTAACTCTTAAATTTTTAATATCATCCCATTGTGAACCAGCATCAACAATATCTTGTTTTAGATTAACATCAGACATAGCAGCGTAACTGTTATTAGCGTTCTGAACATCACCTGTACCAAAAACAATAAATTTTACTGTATCGTTATCATCTATATCTGAGCAATTAGCAGAAGCTCTAATAAATGTACCTTGAGCGTTATTAGTGCCTGCTCCAGAGATATTTGGTCTAATGCATATTCCATTACTACTTTGAAAAACTCTTGTGTTAGTAAGACTAGAACCTGACTCGAATTTATGATTATCTCTTATGGAAACACCTAAAGAAGTAGTTTCCATCTGCTTTGTGCCTTCATGATAGAGTTCCACAGCCCCTGTTCCACCATCGATCAAAAATTGAGTTGTTGTTGTGTTTTTATCGTCACTAATTCTTTGTATATGAAAATTACCAGAACCATTTCTGATTCTATGATTGGTTGTAGCAGTTTCCATCAAGTCAATATGACAAGATGTGTCTGCTATTTCTAAAACAGAATCATGTATTTTAACTCCATCGGCTTGCGTGTCTAGCTTTAAATTGCCATTGTAGTAGAGCTCAACGCTCCCGTTTTCGGTTGCGTGTAATAAAGCCTCATCTGAAGCGGCATTATTAATATTAATCTTACTTGTTTGTAATATTAAATTACCAGTTCCAGTATCAGCAATAATCGAGTTGGATCCATTATGAAAGATTTCGAGATCTCCACCAGCCCCAAATTTTGCTTTTGCATTATCCGCAAACTCAAGGGCATTATCTGACCTATCAAAAACAATATCTCTTCCAGCAGTAGCACCATCAAAAGTTACATCTTCTTTGAAAAAACTTGCAGACTCTACATCAATACCACCAGCCAAAGTAAAAAGCTTAATCCAAGCGTTATTGTTTGAATTTCTTATTTTCATAATTGCTGTATTTGTATCAGCCCACCATTGATAAGCAACTGTAGTTGCTGGACTTGAAGAATTATCGTTATTTGATTGAATTGCAGCAAGGGCATTATTTAAGTCTGTACGAAATGCAGCCCCAGATTGGTTTGCAATACTATAGTCATGTGTTGCCATTACTTAGTCCTTTTTGTATAAGTATATGATAGTGTATAACTTAAATATAAACATATTTAACCTCCCTTACCAAACCCAACTGCTGTATATCTAAAATTAAGATTTTTAAAATTGTCGCTTGAATCTCGTACCTCTATGACAAATTGGGTTCCTGTGATAGATGTAATTTTGAAATAATCACCAGTTACAGCACCTTCAAGAGTGATCCCTACTGTTGGTAAAAATGCTGTTGATGACCCGCCAAGAGAACCAGTACCTGTAAAAAATGGTGATTGAAAAGTTACAGTTTTGGCAGATGTTCCAGAGGCAATAGAGCTATTTACTGTTTCTGTTCTACGTTTTACGCTTGCTTCATAACCAAGTTCTGTAACGTTAATATTTTGAGCAGGGTCATCTGATGTTAATTCAACTTTAAATTTAAAACCTCTTGCCGTATATTCTCCATTAGCAAAAGTATTAAATTGTGAAAAATTAGCTCCATAAGTGCATGAAGTTCCACTTGATATTGTTGCACTTGCACTTGCTGTAACTGTAAATGTATTTCCAGTTATTGTTTGTATTACATAATTACCATCTGCGGCACTTCCAGCAGTAAAGTCAATGACAACTTGATCTCCAACTGAATATCCATGTCCATTTTTTGTAATCGTAATAGTTGTCCCACTTTGTTCATAAGTAGCCGCCGTTGATGTTGTCGTATCTAATTGAGTTATTGCCACAAGTAATTTAGCACCAACATCTTCAGCTGTAGTTCCGTCAAATTCAGTCCAAGTATCTATATTAGCTGTTCTTGAATCAATCAAATCATTCGGCAACAAACCAGAGGTAACAAATCTTCTTTTTAAAGTAAGATTAAAAACTGCACCCATATCAACAACATTTTGAAATTCATAGGTTCCACTTGAATTTATTGGGCTGGCAAAATCAATATTTGATAGATCATCAATGTCTTGGGTGATTGAATCCCATAACAAAGTACCATCTAAAAGTAATCCATCAAACGTTGCATCATAAAAAGTATTTGTTTTATTTCCTTGAAATGGCGGCGTATCTGTATCTTCTCTTTCTGTAAGAATTATTTGATTTGGTTGCGGGTCTGGTTGTGTAACGATTATTTTTGCAGCGTTATTTGATCTGCGTCCGCCGTCATCAACAAATTTAATGCTGTAAGTTCCACTTAAAGCGGGGACTAGTGTTTCGCTTATATTTCCAGAAAGTTTTGGAATTATTTCTGTTGAATTACTAAATGTTGCAACAGCAGGGTCAACAGAGGGGGTATGCCTTACGGAAATTGCACCCCCGTGAGTTACGTCAATGTCCGTTGCAGGGTTAAATCGTAGTCGTACAAAGAGATCTGAAACAGGTTCGACTGTCAATCCTGTCGGGTCTTCTGGAAGTGCTGTTTTTCCAACAGCTTCAAATGTTATATTTGTTGAAGTTGCTGATAGTTCATCTAATATATTGTAAGAAAAAACTTGTATATCATATGTACCTTTTCTACTGTTTATTATTTCAAAATCAGGACTTGATACTTTTTGACTTATAAAATTGTCATTGCCAAATCTATAATTAACTTGATACTGTGTTACACCAACAACTGGTTGCCAGCTTACAATAATTTTTGAAATAGCTTGATTGTTAATAGGAAATATATGTTCAGTTGCATTTAAAGCAGCAGGAGGATTTTTTAATTGTGTAAGATTTGACGTTGTTCGTGCTGGTATTGATTCGCCATCTTCTATAAATGCATATTTTCCTTCAACATAAGACAATGCTGTTATTGAATAATTTATACCATCTTGTTCTTCTACTGTAATAACTCTAAATAATTGTGGTTGCACAGTTGTATTAGATAATAGCCATGCAGTATTTACATTAGGAGTTTGTGAAAATGCTTGAGAAACAGTTATTGTACCACCAGATATAGATGAAACAGTTCTGTTTTCAAAAGTTCCATCAGGTAATATTAAGCCTAATGTTGGATCACCATCAGTAGGTAGATCTGTTGCATTAGTATCGTCAACTGTAACAACAGTTGTTGATGTAACTGTTTTTAATCTGCCACCTCTTCTAACACCTGCTCTAACAGGATCATTTATTTCAATTATTGCACCTGGTCTTACAACTGCACCAGAATCTATTGATGTAGAAAAAACTACTACTTCTGATTCATTTTGTTCTGCAAATAATACTGCTTTTCCTAATCTTCTTGCTTGTCCTCTTGATGTACAAGCAAATGCTTTTATCTGTTTTACAACTGTGCCTATTTTAGATATTGCAGCAGTATCCTCCACAACCTCATAGTCAATTTCTTGGCTATCCATATTAAAGTAAGCAACAGATACGACACTATGTCTAGTTTTTAGGCTACTTCCAGAGTAATTAAAACCTTCTTCTGTTACATTGGCTAAATTAAATAAATAACTAGGATCAGCAGGTTTATCTTGCGTGATTGTTATTGTTCCAGCAGACCATATTGGCATACATCTCATTACACCAGATAAAGAATTAATAAGGTCAAATGCTTCAGATGGGCTTTGTATATTTACATTGCAGCTAAATCTAGGTTCTTGTCCTCCAAAACCATCATCTACAAGAGTATTAGCAAATTTACTTGCAGCTACAAAACTAAATAAATCTAACGAACTGTCTGTAATATGATCTCCAAATCCGTACCTTGAGGTCGTAAGAAGGTCAAGTAAAACCATTGCAGGGCATGAACACCATGTAGCTGCTCCCATGACTCCATTAAATATATAGCCATCAGGATAAATAATTCGACCAGTTGTACTGTCAACAGTAGGAGTACCAGAACTGGATGCACCTGCTCCTGGAATCCTAACTTTTATTCCTCTGATTCTAAATTTACGAGCAGGAATAGAGCTAAACTGCATTGAATCAAGTCTTATCGAGCTATATGCACTATTTAAATAAGTTGAAGCATCATCAATTATTTCTCCGTAACTTGACCATTGAAAACTGTCTCTTATGGTGTCGCTAGTACTATCTGCTGTAACTCTGCTTACTCTTATATCAACAGGAAACGCACCAGTGATATTTACACGAAAATCTTTTTGGTACGCATCGGAAGTTCTACCTGTTACTGTCCCTCCATTAGTAGGTGTAATTACATCTGTAAAACCGCCAGAATTATATTGAACAGATATTTTAAATTCAACAGTAGAACCTAATAAATCACCATTATCTTCCGCTCTTTGTAATTGTGGAAAAGTAATAGAAACTCTTACGGCATCAACATTTGTATTTGTTATCTGACGAGTGACGGGAGTGCTTGCAGCAACTGTAACCCCAACAGGTGTTGTTGATACACTACTTTCAATACCAGGTATGCTTGTTTGATCTCCAGTACCGAAACGAGGTGTAAATTCTACATTTTGAAAGTTAAAATCAGTACTTTGTGGATCTGTAGAATCTGCTGAGGCTTGTAATACAGGAGTATTATTTAAAAAAACATCTTTTAGTGCAGCATTATTGTATGCATTTGTTCCTTTTGTTCTTCCTTCTTTTGATGCTGTTGCAAAACCTTCTATCTCTCCTTCTGAAACAAGATCAAGAAAAGTAGCAAACTGTCTACTGTGTAGACTATCAGGTTCTCTAGTTGGTTGTGGAGGTGATGGATTTCCACCTTTTGCACCTCTGATAATACGTTTAATATCAGTCATGCCTGTACCTGCTCAGTATCAATACCACCACTTATTACAACACTACCTGTAAATATCTCACCATATACTAAAGGTACTGGTGTGCCAGCCCTGCCTGTTTGTTGCGTCCCTCCAAAACTGAATGATAGCCTGGGATCTTGTGTGTCTTCATAACCTGGTATATCTGGCAATGGAAATAACATATCACTAACACCAGACAAAACGAGAGAAGCACCTATTCCAAATAAACCTTTTTGTAAAAGACCTACTTTTGCAAATCCTTTAGAAAAGGCAACGCCTAATCCAGCCGAAGTCCCAAAAGATAAAAATGATAAACCAATCAATGCAGCACCTAAAAAAATTTTACCAAAACCTCTACCAGCACCAGTAATAACAGGTATAAAATGTATATCTTCTTGTCCTATAGGATGTAATATTTCAGTTTTATCAACAGCATAATCACCAACCTTTACTTGGTAATATCTAGGGTTCATATATTTTTCTATACCTACAAAATTATTAACAAGAAAACTTACAGCTTTTTGTAAACTATCAACCTGCACTTCAAATTCTTTATGACCTACAAACTCTGCTAGTTCACCATAAAGTTTTATTTTACGCAGCATAACGATACCTCTTTCCTGTACATTTTAATAGCCAAGGAGAATATGGTTCTCTACAAGATAGTCTATCGGTTAAATGATGAAGAACATCATCTCCTAAAAAAATAGCTACATGATTTAAGGTTGAATCTAATATGCTCATTAATAAAACATCACCACTTTGTAATTTTTCATTTGGCTCTAATTCTCTAAATCCAGTTATTTGTGCATATTGTTCAAATAATGGTTTTTTCATAAATTCTTCTGGAGTTATAGGTCTTTCATAATCAACAAGATTTATACCTTTTTCTTTTTTATAATAATCTCTTACTAGCGACCAACAATCTGTTACACCCCATACCCATTGCCTACCAAGTAGTGGTGCTTCATAACCTTGCGGTTTGTAATATCCCCATTGTTTTGTTTTTGGATTAACAATATGCCAAGGTAGTTTGCTTTGCTCACAAGCAACCATATCTGCCTGACTAGCTTGTGGTGGTGTTGTTGGATGACTATGAACAACAGCAGTTACTTCTCCTAAATTAGATGCTTTTACATAATCTTCTGGATCTAAAATAAAACATTGATGTGCTGTCATTGAAAGATTACGACAAGGATAATATCTTTCTTTCCCGCGTATATTCAACAAAAGACCAACACATTCTTTTGGGTCTTCTTGTATTGCATGATTAAGTGCAGCTTCTTTCCAATTCATGTTGCAATCGTACCAATAGAAGGAAATTCGGCTCTAGTGCATTGCCTGTTTGGAGCGCGAATACCAGCTAAATCAAAGACAGAAGCTAATTCAAATTGAACAACATCTCTATTTTCTGTTGATTTTCTATCTATTTTATATATTTCTTGCGGAAACTCTGCTGTAGGGTCAGGAGTTCCATAAGGATTTACATTACTGGGAAAATTAACGGCATCAATAAATTTAGCAAGAGTTCTAATTCTAGTCACAGTTGCACCTGTAAGATCATTACCAGCAGTTGTTGCATTTACAGCAGCTAATATTGCAGTAATAGTACCAAGTGCATTACTTACTGTAAATGTTGGTCTTGGTAATTGACCTTTTTTAAAAGCAAAACCTTCTGCTTGTACTGGAAATCTTTGATATGTATTACCAGCCCAAACTATTTCTCCATTGTCTTTTAATGTAGTACCTGCATGAAACCTATAAACAGTATTTGCACCATGCAAACTGTTATCAAGTTGCAAAGTAAACAATTCTATAATTGCTGAAGGATTTATTTTTTGTAAGTTACTAACAATAGCAGAACTACTCATGGTTCAAATACCTCTCTGAATGTTGCATTTATAGTTGCCCTGTTAGCAAAGTTAACTTGTTTATTCCATTGATCACAAACATATTTTCTAGCACCAGCTAAAGTAATAGTGACATTACCATTAGTAGTTGCACTAGCAGCAGCTACAACTGTAAAGACACTTGTTGAAGTAACGGATGCAACAACAAAAGTACCATCAACAGCAGCACCTGATGTGTAGTCAATAGTTAAGACATCATTTACTGCAACACCATGATCTGTAATTGTTATTGTTACTGTTGTTCCTGATTGTGAGTATGTGCCTGTTTTTGTAAAACCTTCTGATGGTGGACTATAAGTAAAACTTGTACTGTTGTTAGCCTCAGTACGCAAAAATGCTTCTATAACATCTGATTCTGTTTCTGTTATGTTTTGCCATGTAAGATCATATGTTTCTGGGTTTTGATGACTAGCAAGACCAAATAATATTCTATGCTCATATCCATCTGCAAATTTCACAATTCTTGTATTAGGTTGTGACTTTTTTGTAAAACCAAATGATGCTTCAATGCTTGGAAAAGTAGCCATTATGCTAATAAACCTCCAGGTCGTTTTTGTTTAATAAGTTCTGATTCTATTGCTGCTGATAATGCCATACCAAGTGCCTTACCATCAGCCTCATCACCTTGTACAGATGAACCAGAAGCATCTACATTTACAACTATATTAGTAGCTCCACCAGAAGCCTCAACCCCTAAGTTACCAGAACGGCCACGTTTTAATGGAAGTATAGCCTCCGCACCTGCTTCTCCCATAAGACCAAAATTACCTGTACCTCCAGATCCATATTTAAATAATGTAGGCTGCGTAACGATGCCCCCTTTTGCATATTCTTTTAATCCCTTATCAAAAACATTTCCTTTAGCACTAGTTGTAATACCAAATACACCTAACAAAGGTGTAATTAAAGTTTGTCTTATAATTATTCTTGTAATATCTGCGAGTATGGATCTTGTGAGATCTGCAAAATTTAATTTACCTGTCATAACAAAGTTAACAAGTGCATCTTCCATCCCTTTAAATGCCTTGACAGTTGCATCTTGTATTTGTTTATTCATATCACTTATACTTTGTACATAAGATTGCATACCAGCTTTCAAACTTTCAAATGTAGACATACTTTTTTTAAGTTTTATATCTTCATTTTCTATGCTTTCCTCGTCTAATCTATTTTGCTCTGCCTTTAAATCATTAAGTTGTCCTTGTGCAATTGACAATTGATTTAGTGCTTGTGCCTTAAGATTTCTATTTCTAGGACTATCATCTAAACCACTAACTCTATCAAAGTTTTTTTGTGCTTTTGCAACAGCAGATTCTGCTTTTGCTATAGCATTTTCTAAACCTATACCCATAAATTGTTTGAATGCAGTTATTGCACTATTTATTATTCCTACAATCTCACCAAACACTGCTTGAAACTCTGCACCTATAGGTCTTAACAAATCACCTAAATTATCTTTTAAATTACTTATTTCTGTTTGTAATCTATCACCTGCTGATTCTGGTGCTTGTGCAAGAATTTTTGCATTCTCTCCATACTCATCAAATAATTTTTGACTAAATCCTAAGAAGTCTTCTAGTGTTACTTTTCCTTGCTCTAATGCCTTATCTAATTCAGCAGGTGTCTTACCCATTGATTCTGCAAACAATGTAAAAGCTCCAGGCAAGCGTTCACCGAGTTGTTGTCTGAGTTCTTCGGCTGATACCTTACCTTTCGAGAATACCTGTGAGGTTGCTCGCATTGCAGACTTCATATCCTCTAGCGATCCACCAGTACCTCTAATACCAGAAGCAATTGCCAAGAATGATTCTTTTGCATCATCTACAGACAATCCAGCACCTTTTACAGAAGCAGTGAGAGATGTAAATTGTCTAACAATTACATCTTGTGGTATTGCTAAATCTTTTGATGTTTTTGCTAAAAATGCCTGTGCTTTGTTGTACTGATCAGTATCACCTATAACAAGTCGTAATGCTTTTCTTTGCTTTTCTAAGGCAGCATCATATTGTGCAACTTCTGCTAATGCACCAGTAAATTGTCCTACCTGTGCGCCAATAGCACCACCAACTAATGCACCAGGTGCGCCTCCTATTATTCCACCAATACCTGCACCAATTGCACCTTCTGCTCCACCAAAAACACCAGCACCTGCTATCGCACCTGCTGTTTGTGCCATTCCTTTTAGACTACGACCTTTTCTAGATGTAGTATTTAACTTTCTAAGTTTTCTTTCTAACTGTTCTGCTCTTGCTGTAGCAATCTTAAACTCTCTACTTCCTATTTTTACAGAATTAGCTAGTTGTCTATATGAATTAGATAATGATCTTGTACCACTAATAGTTTGTGTAGCTGCCTTTTTTTGTTTTTGTAAACTGACTAACAATTTTTTACTAGAACTTGTCGATAGTAAAGAATTATCATTTAACTTTTTCAAACTAGATGTTAATCCACGCAGTTTATCTACACCTTCTATACCAACTTTAAATTTAAGTTTTGTTTCTTTATTTGCCATTATTTTTTATCCTTCTGCATTAGTTTCAATGCTTCGTATTCCATTACTTGTATTCCTTCAAACATAGCAACAGAATCTTTAACTGTATATATTTTACACAAGTATTCCAAAGATTTATAGTTTATGCCAGTTAATCCAGCCATACTGACATACCACTGCGTAGATAACTTCCAAAACATATTAACAATCTCTCTATTATCTTCCCAAACAATACAATCAGATGTTCTTTTGTTTTTTTTCTCGGCTGCGATTTGTTCTTCTGTTGCACCAAATGCTTTTAATGCTTCAACAGTTTCATCTATAACTTCTCCTTGCACCCAATACTTCGCAACCTCTCTTAGTTTTTTTCAGAAGCTCCTCTCATGCTTTCACCGAAAGCTTCAATAATACCTTTAACAATAAAATGATTGTCAGTTAATGCCTCAAAGTTTTCATCGTTATATGGTACATCATTACCTTCGTCATCCTTTATACCTGACCAACCAACTAGTACACTTTTAACAAAGTCCTCATCATCTTGTTCCTCAACAAGTTTTGCAAAAGCTTTACGACCAATATTCTTAAATTTAGCCGTAAATGTCTCTTGCTTAAATTTACCTTTCTCAGGTGTCTCTACAGTAACTTGCCAATCGTACTCAGCAATTTTTTTAAAGACTAATGCCATAAATTAAGTCATTACAATACTTAGCTCATTATTACCTGCTGTTGTAGGTAATGCCAAGTAGGGTAAACTCAAGCTATTGACCCCGCCAGTGTCTCCTCTTGTAACTCCTGTTATATCTGTCTGTGGAACATTTACAGTAATAATGTTACCAGCACTAGCACCAAGAACAATAGAACTATTACCTGTAGCAGTGGCAACCGCTTTAGCAAAATAATCTGTTGTTGCTCTTACTGGTTCTTCTATAACAGCAGTACCACCAGGCGCACGATTAGTAATCAATACCTCTTGACTAGATGCTGTCTCTTTATATAACACCTCATTATTAAGAGCTAAATCAAAAGATTCAATTCTCTGTGATGTAGCACCATGGAATGTTGCAGTTGTAATATTAGTGTCATTTACTTCTAGTGCTGCTGATTGGTTAGCAACTGTAAATGTGCCTGACATAGCTGTACTGTCTGGTGCATTATAAATACCAGTAAACTCAAAATTTATCATTGCAAACTGACCTGCTGCCATCGAAATAGTAGCTGTTCCTCTACAACCTGTAATAACGTGTCTTGTCGCACCATAGAAACAAAGAATAGTACAGCTAGAAAAAGAAGAACTGACAGGAGCATATGTAACAGAAGTACTTGATACAATGCTTTCGCTCAAACCACAACTTTTTAACAAAGGTGATAAAGCACTTGCAGTACCTGCCGAGCCTGATCCTGATAACTCTGCACCAAAGGATACAGACACTCTTTTGTTTGCAAGTAACGTACCTCTTGTACTGTTACCTAAAAACCCTTGAAAAGCAGATGCTTGCAC